GTGTCGGGCCACGCGACGAGGGGGTGGTGGGTCCAGGAGACTCCTTAAGGGGGGTATTGGCCTGTTTTCGCATCTAGGCGCGTTTGTGCTTATCCCGGCGGTTGTTCACGTGGGGGAACAGCCCGCACGCGTCGGCGTTAACGGTCATGCGTATCTGCTTGGCCCGCTTCTGTGCCCAGATGTGCGAGCGTCCGTACATCCTGGAGATGGTCCGCGAGTCTAGGCAACCGGGCAGCGAGAGCGACCAGCGCACCAGTTCGACGTGACGACGGAAGGCGTGCGAGTCCGAGTATGCGATGGCATCGAGGAAAGCCTTGAGCATCACGCCCACGTGATCGCGGGAGATGAACGTCTCGGTCTCCTGCCTGATGTTGTCGCCGTCCATCGTCGACCAATGCGGATGGTTCGGGTCGATGCTGAAGATGTGCCGGCTCTGCACCATCTCGCGGTAAGGCAGCACGCCGTTCTCGCGCATCTTGTCCTGCGACTTCTTCGGCTGCTTGTAGAACCAGGCATCGAAGGACTTGGCGTCCTTGGCTGGTGCGGTAAGGTCGTTCAGGCTTGGCATCCTGCATCTCCCTCCCTGTCCTGCATCTTCTGCCAGAGCTTGAGATACGCGTTGAAGCGGCGCTGTCGTTCCCTGTCGACCTTCGACGGCATAGGCCGCGAGGGCTTGGGCATCGGCTTGCGTGCCTTGGGTTTCTTCAACACGCAGGCACACTGGTAAGGATTTTAGGACAGCGTAAGCAGATTATGCTTTCGTTATCCGCGTATGGTTTACCCATCGACCCAAGGCAGGATCGTAGGACAAGAGACCCATCGACCTTAAGCGTCTGACGAGGGAGGCGTGGGGCATCCGGCGTTTGCGTCCCTTGCGTCGATACGGGAGGTCCAGGGCAAGGTCGGTCAGTTCGTCTGGGGTGAAGTGGTCAGGCCATTCCTTGACTGCCTCTTGTATCCATTGGTTTGCCGTCCGTACCTTTGACGCGGCGGCTTGGGTGGCCTTGTACCTGAAGGCCTCCATCAGCTCGGGCTTGGTCCTCCACAGGAGACGCCATTTCTTGGTCTGGTTGCGCTTGGCCGACAGGTAGGCGGCTTGGGCTTGGGTGGCCTTCCTCTTGGCCCGTGGTTTGGCGTCAGCATCCATTAGCGAGTTGGGCGAGCATCAGCGACGCCCTAAACGAGATAATATATACGTTAGTATAACGGATTTGCACAGTCTCCCCCCTGCGTAAGTCGTTGGTAAGCCTTTTAGGCATTTGAAGGGGGTTTGTGGGATAGGTGGCTGTCCTTACCCTCAGAGGGACTCAGGACGCCTTGGCGACCCCTTGGCGGGGCTGGAATGGGCCCTCTGGTTCGGCTGGCTGTCCTGCATGGCGGGCGGGGCGTATTCCCAGCGGATGGTCCCGTCCTCGGCGTGGCAGAGGTTGACGTGGCCGGCGAAGCGGTCGTTGGCGTCCTTGAGGCCCGAGCGGGACTGACGCTTGGAGAAGCCGAAGCGGTAGACCGGGCGGCCGTCCGAGGTGTTGGCCTTCGTGCGGAAGAGGTAGCCCGAGTCGCGGGCGAAGTTCACCCACTCGGCGCACCCAGCCCCGAGGTAGGCGAGTTGCTGGGGGGTCATCGCGTCCAGATCGTCGGCCGACTTGGGCTTGGTCGTGTGGTGCATATACAGCAGGGCGGCCTTAGTGCGCTGGAGCATCTCGAAGACGCCTCCAGGGCCACGGAGGAAGGCCGAGGTTTCCTCTTGGGATGCGATGTCGAAATTAGCGTAGGCTAGCAAAGGGTCTGCAATCACTAGGTCTATAGCGTGCTTCTCGACCATCTCCCCGAGGTATTGGACGAACTCGAAGCCCATCTTGGAGGACTGGCGGACGAAGATGAGGTTCTCCTTCAATGCTCGGCGTTCTGGCTCGACGAGCTTGGCGGTCGCCCCTTTGAGGCCTTCGGCTGCATCCCCGAAGTCGTTCTCGGCTTGGACCAGCAGGATGCGGAGCGGACGGACGGGCTTGAGACCAAAGGGGTCTTTGCCCAGCGCCCAATGGACGGCAAGGTGTACCGCGAGGGATGACTTGCCCGTGCCGGAGAAGCCCACGATCTGGAACGGGTAGCCTTGGCAAATCCAACGACGCTCGGCGCCGATGAGGACGGTCTTGTCGTCGGCCGGGTCGAAGGCCAGCATCGAGTCGAGGTCGAAGTACTCGGTGGACGACGTTTCCTTCCCCTGCCCCTTGCGCCGTGCGATGCTTTGGGCAAGTTGCTCTTGGGCGAGCAGGATGGCGTCGGGGTCAGCACCGACCTCTTGGGTGACGCTCAGGACGGCCTTGGCGTACTCGGCGAGCTTGCGTAGGTTAAGGGCTTTAATCACCGCATCCGTCCACGCCTTGTTCGGCTGGATGAACTGCCCGGTCGTGGACAGGTCCGAGACGGTGAAGGCCTCGACGGGGGAACCGAGTTCGCGGAGGCGTTGCGTGACCGTCAGCTCATCAGGGGTCGTGCCTTCCTCGGTCAGGCCGACGATCGCGGAGGCGATGTCCTGATGGGTCGGCTCGAAGAAGTCGGAAGGGATGAGGCCGTCGGGCAGCGGGAGCCCTTGGGCGATGGAGACGGCAAGGATGTGCCGTTCCGCGTCGAGGGCGGAAGGTGGTGGTTGTTCCATGGCTTGGAGGTCTGGGACTAAGGTGGTTAACGTTTCTTTGGTCGAGCCTTTTCGCAGTAGTGGGCGGTCGGGTAGGGGCGGGCGTCCTTACGGCAGGTGACCAGATACGACTTCTTGTCCATGAGACCGATGTCGACGGCCTTGTGGATGTACTTGGTCGCCATCGTGCGGGAGACGTCCCAGCGCTTGGCCCATTGGTCGATGGTGTGGTAGCCAGGAGGGACTGCCTCGGGCTTGCGGTGGATTGCCGCCATGACCACGGCGAGCAACGGGTCGAGTTTGCGCTTCATGGGGTAAAGGTCTTGAGTTCGGTCTGCCAGATCCAGACTCCGCCCATCTTGTGGACGAGCCACGCCTTGTAGTCGCCGCCCTTGGTCACGAACCCGGCCACGAAGCCCGAGCCCCAGCGGGAGGTGGCGAGGCGGTGCGACGCGTAGTCCATCTCGTCCTTGCGGCAGAGGCACCCGGCGGAGAAGGCGTTCCCGCCTCCGTGCTTCGTGAGGGCGATGCTGGCGAGGTTGTGGGTGTGGCCGTGGATGAGAGCCCCGCCGAAGGGAGCGTAGTGCAATCCCTGGACGACCGTCGCGTTGGCGCCGTGGGCGTAGCCGTGGACCATAGCCACCGGGCCGAGGCGGTACACGCCCTTATCGGCGTGGTAGGGTAGGATGACCTTGGCCCCGTTCTGGCGTGCAACGCGATTGATGCGGGCCTTGAGGTCGGTGCAGTAGTCGCGGACGATGGCCTGCCCGTGGCCCTGCATCGTGTCGAGGCGGTGTTCATGGTTGCCCCAGAGGTAGGCGGTGGGCTTCCACTTGGCGAAAAATTGCTCTCCCGCTTCCAAGTCCAGCTGAAGCGACTCGGCGCCTTCCTTGTCGGAGCCAACGCCCTTGCGGAGGGAGCGGAAATCGTAGTGATCTCCACCGGCCACCTTGAGGTCGGGCTTGAAGTCCTTGGTGAACTCGTAGAGGGCGGACAGGCTTTCCGGGTCGGCCATGTCGCCGTGGCTGTCGGAAGCGAAGATGAACTTGGTCAGGCGGCTCATTTGCGGTGAGTCAGGACAATGGTCAGGCAAATGATGGCCGTGATGTATACGCAAATCATCGTTCGGATTGCTTGTGTCTGCGGTAACGGTTGACGATGGAGTCGATGCGTCGGTCGCACTTGGCGGTGTCCGCGTTGCAGTCAAAGAAGTAGATGGCCTCGTCCAGCTCGTCCAGCAGTTGGGTCAGCAGGCGGTTCTCCTGCTGTAGCCCACCGATCTGGTTGAGGTCGTGGATGCGTTCGTAGCGCAGGCGGACGACCTCCTGCCTTGATTGGCAATCGCATTGAGCGTCGCCGGGAGGTCGCAGTCCACGGGCTACGTCGTCTTGTTGCTTGGTCGGTTTACGTTTCATTGTATTTGCTTAATGTGGTTAAGCCTTTGGGACGTTTGGCAAACCCCTAGGGACCCCGAACTTCTCCTTGTGGCTGATGAAACGGAGCCCTTGGCGGACGGCGGAGTTATACATCCCTGGAGCGCTGAAGCCGTACTTCTCGGCGGTCTCCTTCGCGGTCAGCCCTTCGGCGATGCCCTTGGCGGCGGCCTCAGCCATCGTGATGCGTCCCTTCGCCAACAGGTTGGCGTGTTCCTCGTTCAGGCGGTGCGTGTGCGTCGTCCCGCGTCCCCATTCCAGACGGCGCCGACAGCCGGGCGGCCAGATGATGCCGTGACGGCAGACGAAGGCCTGTATGACCTTGAGGCTGACCTTGCCAATCTTGGCGGCATCTTCGGGCGTCCACGATCCACGGATGGCCTCGCGGATGGAGCGGGCGATATGCTTCTCGGTCGGGTCCTTGAAGTCGTCGACCCGGATGTGCGGCTTGGAGTCGTAATGCGGGCAGGTGGCGAGGAAGCGGAGGCGCTCGATTGAAACCCCCCATGCTCTCGACATCTCGGCCAGCTCGTCGTCGGTGGGGGAAGGCATTAGATTGAGAACCCCTTTGTCGGGAGCGTATACTTGGCGGTTATCTCGATGCCTTTCCAGCCAAGGAGGTTGGTCGGTGCTACCGTTGTGACAATCATCTCTTTGGGCTCGGATGGTCGAGTCATCGGTCGGGCCGTGTGAATGATGGCATAGCCTCGATGGTCGGCATCGAACTCAATGCCACATTGCTCCCTGCCTGTGAAGATGATGGTGCTTCCCGGGCTTGGCATCTCAACGCCGTTAGCGCAAACGATGTTGCTCAAGGTCACATCGGTACGGATGTCATCCATTCGGTGATGTCTCATCGTCAGAACTTGTCGGACTCCTTGGCTTGCTTCCAGACTTGGCGGACCGCGAAGCCGTCCTCGGTCGGGTCGAACTCGCCCAGGTGTTCGTCGAGGGCGTTCCCGGCCTTGATGAGGACGTCGATGCCGTTGCGGTAGCGGTTGAGGTCGACCATCGAGATGACGACCCATTGGCCTTCCTCGGTCATCTTTAGGACTTGGGACAGTTGGAGGTTGAGCGCGTTGACCTGCTCAAGCTGCTTCTCCAGCTCCTCGATGCGTTCCTGCTTGGTGGGCTTCTTGCTCACAGTTGCAGGTGCTTGGCGACCGAGGCGGCGACCTCGCGGATCGTCACGGCGCTGTTTGGCTTGAAGCAATAGGTCTGGTCGGGGATGACGCCCTCGAGCATCTCGCGGATGCTGGTGGCCTCCTCGTCGTTGGCCGGGCCGACGCCTTCCGTCTCGATGTGCAGATGGACGACCCGCCACTCGCGGATTTCGCCCATCAGCTGCTTGGTCACGACCACCTCGTTGATGTAGCGGGCGTCGGTGACGACCACGTGGCCACGCTCACGCTTGGCGACTTCGGTGAGGTTGTAGATGAAGACGTCCTTGTGGATGGAGCGGGCGAACCGACCCATGGCGACGAGCGTCTCGCGGTTCTGGGCCTTGAAGGTCTCTTCGTGGAAGTTGACCGACAGGCCGAGGTTTCGGGCGAACTCGTTGGCCGCGTCCTTGAGGGCGTCGGCGAAGGCGATGCGCCTGATGGCGTTGCTGTAGCGGGTCATCCCTTCCGCGAAGGTGTCCTTCCCGCTGCGGGCGTAGCCGGAGAGCAGGACGATGGTCTGCGGGGCCTTGAGGTTCGGGCGCATGGCTTTACCAGTCGGTCGGGGTCGGGATGGTGGACGCCTTGCCCTTGGGGAAGTTCAGCTTGTACTTGAACTTGGGCTTGCCCTGCCACTCGCCGTCGGGCGTCACTTCCACCTCGACCTCGAAGTAGACGTTGGTGGCGGGGCGGAGGTAGTCCAGGAACGCCGGCACGGAGAGGTCGGCCTTGGGTTCGCTGACGAACTTCCCGCTGATCTTGCCGACGAGCATGGCGAGACTCTTGCCGTACTTCGTGCCGTAGGACTTGGAGAAGCAGAGGCCTTCGGCGGTCTTGAAGAACAGGCGGGCGGAGACGCCGTCGTCGTAGACCTTGACCTTGTCCTCCTTGGGGAGGGACAGCTTCAGGACATACTTGCCGGTCTTGTCGATGGTGGTGAGGGGCGGGCGGTCGTTTTGGTTTTCCATGTGGGTTGTGGGTTAGGAGATGGTGCGCTTGGCCTTGCGGAACTGACGGCCGGAGATGCCAAGGGACTTGCGGACCTTGCGGGGCTTCACGCCGTTCTTGAGCAGATAGGCGACGTCGACGTAGGTCTGCTCGCGGACCTTGCGGGCGTGGAGGTGTTGGGTGTAGGGCATCGGATTAGGCGAAGTTGATGGGGGCGATGGCGGCGGTCGACTGCGGGCGTGCGATCGTGATGACCTCCGTCGGATACGCGGGCCATTCGTTGAAGGACTTGCAGACCTCGTAAGCCTTGATTGCCGATAGCATGAGAAACTGTCCTTCGGCGATGAGGTCGGGGTGCAGCTCGAAGACGGCGGTCAGGAACGGCGCCTCCTTCTCGACGACGAGGAAGCGGAAGCCCTTAGGACGCACGCCCCCGAAGTTGAGTTTGCAGAGTTCCAGATACCAAGCGGCCTGAAGCTTGAAGTCGTCCGACCAGATGAGCTGACGCCCGAAGCCCTTGGGCGTGGCTTCCTCGGCGGTGGTCTTGATGTCGTAGATGTAGCCGTCCTCGGCGATCAGGTCGAGGGAGCCCTTGATGGGCACCATGTAGTCGGCCTTGAGCATCACCTCGGTGGCGACCGGGACGATGTTGTAGCGGGCCATCGCCTGCTTCACCGCGTCGGCGTAGGACAGGGCGTTGTCGTACTCGTCGGCCTTGCAGCGGATGTCGTCGGGCTGGAGGGTGGACGCCCAGTAGGCGTGGACCTCCTTGCCTTCCTTCGTGCGCTTGTCGGCCTCGGGCTCGGGCTTGAACTTGGCGAAGGCCTCGGGGTCGAGGACGGCGGCGTGGGTCATGATGCCTTCACGGAGGGCCTTGGAGTCCTTGCGGGGATTGGCCTTGTCGTGGGCGTACTTCGCCGGCGCCTTGAGGAGGAGCTTCGCGGCGGTCTGGTTGAGGGCGTCGATGGCCTCGTACTCCTGTCGGGTGCGGGCGGCGATGCGTTCGTTGAACTGTGCGATGGTATACATGGCTTTGGTGGGTTGGTGGGAAAGGGTTAGAGTACCTCGTCCGTGCTGTCGACGATGTTCTCCAGGTTATTTAAGGTGCCGTTCATCCCCTCGGCCTTCTCGTGGAGGTTCTGGACGGAGACGAGCAGGGCGGCGAGGTCGGCTCGGACGATGTTGAGGCGTTCCCGCAGCTCGATGAGGTCCTCGGGCTCCTCTAGGCGGGTCGGGTCCGTGATCGCGAGGACGGCGAGGAGCCGGGACAGGTCGGTCGAGATGCGGGTGATGTCGTGCTGGGTGACGAAGTTGGTCTGGTAGGACTCCAGGCCTCGGGCTTCGTTGGATAAGCGCCGCAGGGTGGCGGCGAGGCTGTCGGGTTGGATGGTCATCGTTTGAGGGTATTGGCTTTGATTAAGGTCACTTCCTTGACGGCCGTCGGGGAGCAGATGAAGACGCGGACGTTGGAACGGTAAAGGGTCGGGAGGGTCTCGGCGCTCCAAGCCTTGAGGGCCTTCTCAAAGGCGATGGCGGTCTTGGCGGTGGCCTCGACGTAAAGCATGGAGTCGAGCAGGATGACCAGGGCAAATGGCTTTCCCTTGTCGCGGAAGGCTTGGGTCGTCTTGTAGACTGAAGATGGGACGGATTTCGGCGTCATCTTGGGAAGAAAGAGCGTGCGGAGAGCCAAATAGGGGTCAGATAAACACTTTTTCTGTTTATCTTGTCGGCGACCGATTGGCTGACGGCGTCGATGACGTAGGCGTTGCCGTCTTTCTCGAAGGTCGCCCCGGTCATCTCGCGGATGTGCTTGGCTTGCTTGGACAGGATGACCGCGTCGAAGTCGGCGAGCTCGACCTCGGCCTGTTTCATGTCCTGGATGGCGAACTGCCGGATGGCCTCGGTCTTGACGATCCACATCAGCACGATGGTCGAGTCGGGCAGGATGACGTTAATGGGCTGGCAGGCGCCGAGCTTGGAGGTCGTGGAGGTCACGGCTGCGGAGGATTAGGATACCGTTGGAAGTGCGTCGGTTTGTTTCCGATGCCTGATTGAAAATGAACCTCATCCCCGATGACTGTAATCGGACCAATGATTTCAAGACCTTGCTGAGTCCTACAGAAGCCAATATAGTGCCCAGACTTGGCGTTCTGGATTGCCTCCCAATCTTGAACCTTGTCGGTCAGCCGATCGACCTCGGCCTTGAGGCGGGCGTTCTCGGCAAACAGTCTATCGTAATCGGCGTAAGGCACGCCGACTTCCATCTTTGCATCAATCTGTGCCTTAAGGCGGGCGTTCTCGGCTTCAGATTGGTCGGCCTTCGCCTTCAGATTGGCCAGTTCGCCCTTCAGCGCCATCAGCTCGTTGGACTGATACAGGGCGTTCACCGCGTTCTGGATGAAGTCGTTGCTCATTTGGCGGCGTTGCGGACGGCCTGCTCGAAGGCGTGGTTCGTGAGGACGGCGGCCTGTTCCGAGGACAGGTCCTTGAGGCCTTGTCCAGGTTTGAGCCAGCCCTTCGTGATCAGGATTTCCACGGCGGCCTTCTCGTACTTGAGCTCGCCCATGAAGACCTTCGGGGCTTGGGGCTTGGGAGCAGAGGCCTGATGGCCGTCGTCGTCAAGGTCGACCGAGATGCCGCAAGCCGTCTGGATTGACTGCCGGCGGATGTAGGTGATGGCACCGCCGACCTGTTGCGCCGTGAGGCCGTCGGCCTTGACCATCAGTTTCCCGAAGGAGAAGAGATGGCCGGACGAGTGCAGCAGGGAAGTCGAGACGCCGACCTTGCCTTCCTCGGTCTCAAGGACCTGGACGAGGGCGAGGTTATGTTCCTTGAGGACGGGCTTCACCGCGTCGAGCAGGGCGTCGAGCGAGACGTAGCGGGCCTTGAAGGCGGGGTTCAGTCGGTTCGCCCCGACGTTCTCCATCTTGGCGAGGGCGCCGATCAGGTCGAAGTAGGGATTGGTCTGCTCCTGGGGAGCGGTTTCTTTTTTGCTCATGGCTTTGTGTGGGTTGGGTTGGGTTGGGTGGGAAAGGATTAGGGGAAGGTCGTCATCTCGTCGATGGTCTTCTGGGAGATGCAGCGGAGGTGGTTGTCGTGGGACAGGAACCAGTAGCGGGTCTGCCCAGCGAGGCGGGGCTTCAGCTTGCGGGCCACCGTGCCGTCGGAAAGGACGATGTAGGACGAGCCGTTGAGTTCGCGGTAGGTCGCAGGGGCCTTGGCTTCGGGGTTGGTCTTGGGTTGTTTCTTGAGCATAACAAATGTTAAGGAATGTTAAGTTGGGTTAAGTTGGAGGGGGTGGCATCTCGTTATCGATGCTCTCGGGCTCGTCAGCCCTGTGCTTCCGCTACGCAGTCGCACCTCCGTGATTTGGTGCCGGGAGTTGCACCCGAAAGCCGCTAGATACTCCGCAATCTCTACGGATGCACCCGCTAAGCCAAAGAATGTGGGAGGGCCAGTCCTCGCATCCTTCTATGTTTTCTGTGGAACTTGCGTCCCTTCCATCACACCAAAAATTAATGACTCGTGCCTCACGGGGGCAGACATCAATCGCCCTTCGCGTTCTCACGTTCAAGCCATCCTGCATTCTACTAGTAAATGCGGCGAACTTCCCCATTGAGGACTTCATGACGGGGATGCCCACGGATGCTTTAGTCAAAGTCATAAATTAATTAATGGCACCGCGCTTGGCGGCGTCAAGGATGAGGAGGGCGTCGGCGTTCCAGAGGGTCACGTCCTCGTCGGGGAAGAGTTCGGCCGCTCGGGCCTTCAGGACGTTCTTCCATTGGGTGCCGGTGCGGTCGCCCTTCGTGCCGACTGGGTGGGCCTTCATCCAGATCGCGGGCTTCACGCGGTGGACCTCCCAGCCCATGCCGATGGCGGCGCCGTAGAGGATGCCCGTGTTCCACATCAGTTTCCCGATGGCCGAGCCCGGGATGGACTTGCCCGCGAAGAGCGGAGGCTCCTCAAGGTACAGGACCACGCGGCCTTTGGCTAGGTGGATGTCCTTGATGAGGTTCACCACGTCCCAGTCGGTACCGGGCATCTTGTGGACCTCGGTGGTGCCTTCGGACGGGGTGAAGACGGCGATGCCTCCGTTTACTCCAGGGTCGACGGCCACGATGGTTGGCTTGTTCATTATTTCGAGCGCGGGTCTCGGTTAATCCGAGCGACCACGATGCGAGTGATGGCTGGGCAACGGCGTAGGTCAAACCCTTTAGATTTGAAACCAGCGAAGCCGAGCTGATGGGCGGCGTAGACCTCGCCGATCGTGGGCTTCCTGCCCAGCGCCGTCGTCAGCCTGTCCTCGAGGTAGGTCAGCCAAGAGGTGGCGTATTCCCGCCCCACGCCCGTGTCCGTGGACCAAGTGCCGTACCCGTAGGTCGGAAGGCCGTGGCGGGCACGCCAGACGGTCGTATCGGCCCACGCAGCGGGGAAGAACTGCAGGAGGCCACGCTCGCCCAGTCGCCCGATGGCGTTGGGGTTGCCCGAGGACTCGACCTGAATGACGGCCTCGACCTGTCCAGGGGTGATGGCGTGCAGGGAGGCGGAGGCCAGAAGGAGGGCTAGGAGCCTCATCGGCCGTCGATGCTTGGGTGGACCGAGCCCGCGTCCTTCTCGCCGTTGCGGTCGACATACGACCAAGTCAGCAGGGCACGGCAGCCGGTGGTGAGGTTCGCGTAGATTGTCACGGCCTTGCAACCGTGGGACAGGCGGAGGTTATCCTCGGCGACGGCGGCGCAGAGCTGGATACGCTCGCGGGCAAACTTATCGGTCCAATCGCCCTGCAGGACGCGTTCGCGGGCATAGGCAATCTGGTAGGACAGGCCACGGATGACGTGGGAAGGCGAGGCCAGCATATCGGGGAGGTGGGACATGGGGTCGGGCATGGGATTAGAACTTGGGGTTATCAATCATCTCGATGACGTTGGGGCCGTCCGCGAGGGCGAGGACGAGCAGCGTCAGGGCGGCGATGGCGAGGAGGATGAGGATGAGACGGGTCATTGGGTTGCTTGGTGCGTCCTCTGTTGTGAGGTCTTTAGAACCAAAGACAAGTCCAATCTGCTAAGGGGCTTAGATTAGACACTTTACCCCCCTTTAGTTGGCAAAGGAAGCCGACCGAGGGTGGTTATGGAAACCCCCATTTTACCCCCTTGGCTTGCCCTAGGAGGCCTTTTGACGGCGGAAGCGTAGGAAGACCGCCACCCCCACCCCTAGGCACCCTACCGCCAAGGCCCAGCCAAGGTCACGGCAGGCCTTCAGCCCTTGGGTCGCCGTGGTCAGTTGTCCTTCCAGCTTCGCGTCGTCGCTCTTCGTCCCGGCGTCCGTGATGATCAGGGCCATCGTCTGGGAGTCCTGGAACGAGCTGAGGATGTAATCCGTGATGAAGGCCACGGCCACGGCGGTCAGGCCAGCGCACGCGACAAGGGCCACCGTTGCCCAGAGGAGATTGGCCTCACTTCCGCTTTGCTGGCTTTTTGCCTTTGCCATTGGAAGGGAGTTTCTTCGTGACCTTGGCAACCTCGGCCTCGCCGCGGGCCTTGATGTATTTCAGCATATAGTCCAAGACCTCGGGGGCTGCGTAGCCGGCGGCACCGATGGCGCCCATCCGCAGTCCAGGAGAAGAGATGTGCTCTTGGATGGCGTACCCGACAAGGGCGGCCGTGATCGCGGCGGCGCTGATGCGGCGGAAGACCCAGCCCGGGGAGACGGGTTCGGTCGAAAGGAGCAGCCGTGCCGTCATCGCCAAGCCTCCGAGGATGCTCGCCACTAGGCCGTCCTTGACGATGGCGTGCGTCTGTTCGTGGTCGATGGGCGGGGTAGGCGGGCTCATTTGCTGGTACGGCGGTAGCCTTCCCGCCAGAGGACTTC